CTTCTGCTGGTGGCGGTGGTGGTGCTGGTGGTGCTGGTGGAAATGCGGCATCTTATTCAGGCGGTAGCGGTGGTGCTGGTTTAACTTCTAACCTTACTGGTTCTGTTCTTTCTTATTCTGCTGGTGGTGGTGGCGCATCTATTGGTGCGCCTGATACTCCTGTTGGTGGTACAGGCGGTAGCGGAATTGGCGGTAATGGTTCTTCAGGTTCAGGATCTGCTACAGCAGGAACGGCTAATCGTGGTGCTGGCGGTGGCGGCTCACAAGGAACATCCAATCCTGGCAATGGCGGTTCAGGTGTAGTAATTCTTTCTATTCCTACAACAAGCTATTCAGGCACGACTACTGGCTCTCCAACTATTACTGTTGTTGGTAGCAATACTGTATTGGTATATAACAGTTCAGGAACATATACAGGATGATTTTTACTTGGAAAGTCTTAGACATTATTCAAGAAGCTGATGAAATAACGCAAGTTAAATACAAAGTCATTGCTTCTAATGATAAAAATTCAGTATCTACTGAAGGATATTGGACTTTTAAAGATAAAACTCATTTTTTGCAAAAATTAACAACTGAAAAGGATGTAATTGCTTGGATTAAAAATGAATCAATAATTGATGAAAAATGCATTATTGAGGATAATTTAAAAAAGCAATTATTAGTTATTGAGCCAGTTTCACTAAAAAAGCCTTGGGTTCTTCCTACTTTTACAGTCAAAATTTAACGGAATACTATGACTCAGCCTATTGACATTATTTCAAGAGCTTTAAAAGACATTGGAGCATTGGAAGCTGGTGAAGTTCCTACTCCTGAAGCGGCTCAAGATGGTTTAGAAATGCTTAATGATCTTATTGACCAATGGTCAAATGAGAACATGATGGTCTACAATGTGACCGAAATTGTATTTCCTGTGATTCCAGGGCAAATTCAATACACTATTGGCCCTGATCCTAGTACAGCAAATTACATTGGTGCGGCTTGTACAGGCACAATTTCAGGCAAAGTTTTAACTGTTACTGGCGTTACAAGCGGAGCAATAGCTCAAGGGCAAACCCTTAGTGGTATTGGCGTTATTGGTGTAAACACCAAAATTGTTGAGTTTTTAACTGGCGGTGGCGGCAACATAAACGAAGCTGGTACTTACAGGCTTAATAATGATGCTACTACGCCTCCAGCCGTATTTACAGGCTCAATTTCAGGTACTACATTAACTGTTACCGCCATATCTGCTGGTTATATTGGCCCAGGCGCAACTATTACTGGCACAGGAGTAACGGCAGGAACGACTATAAGCTCCGTTATAAGCGCAAGCGGTGGCGTGGGTACATACATGGTCAGCGCAAGCCAAACACTCTCTAGCAGGGCTATGGGGGCTTCTGTAACGCCTATTCCTATTACCCTTTACTATCAAAAGCCACTAGGAATTGATAGTGCTTTTGTTCGTATTAATACTACCAGCAATGGTCAGCCTATTTATGGTGGTGGTTTAGATTACCAAGTCAGCATTTTGGCTTTGGATAACTACAATTTAATTGGATTAAAGACTTTAAATGGCCCTTGGCCTAAAGCCCTTTATTACAATCCAAACGCAGAATCAGGCAATTTAACTGTATGGCCTAATCCTTCTCAGGGCGAAATGCACATATTTGCTCAAACTTTGTTTAGCACTTATGACAATTTGTATGAAAATTTAACATTCCCACAAGGTTATTCTATGGCTTTGCGGTGGTGTTTAGCTGAACGGCTAATGCCTATGTATGGCAAAGTGTCCACAGTTCAAATTGGCATGATTAATGCGTATGCTGCACAAGCAAAAGCTACTTTGAAGCGTACAAATATGAAACCAGTAATAGTTGCAAGCTTCCCTGATGCAATGCTTTCAGGCAAAGCTAAAGATGCTGGCTGGATTCTTAGCGGTGGGTTCACAGGGTAATGGCTGACTTTGGATTCGTAGGAGCTTCCTACACAGCCCCTTCTATCTATCAGAATGACCAAGAATGTATTAATTGGCGGCCTGAAGTAGATCCTACAAAAGCCCAAGGTGAAAGAGGAGTTACTGCTCTTTACCCAACTCCAGGCTTAAAGTTTTTAACCAATTTACAGCCTAATGAGCCTGTTCGTGGTCTTAGAACTATATCTTCAGGTGGCGCACAACTAATAGCCGTATGCGGTCAATATGTTTATTCCGTTGCTTACAATGCGGCTTCCACAATTATTGGTCAGCTTTTAACAACCACAGGCCCAATAAGCATTACAGACAATGGTATATATGTTTATATAGTAGATGGCGCAAATCGGTATTCTTGGTTAATTGGTAAATCAGATAGCACTACTCTAAATGGGTCAATTTCAGGGACAACCTTAAATGTAACCAGCGTAACATCAGGAACTATTACTGTTGGATCGCAAGTTTTTGGCGTTGGAGTATTACAGGGAACTATTATTACTGGTGGTTCAGGAAGCACTTGGACTGTTAATAATTCTCAAAATACTGCTTCACAAGTTTTTTATGCGGATGCAGCAAATACAATATTTACTGGCTCTATTGCAACTGCTGGATCAGTTGTAACCCTTACAGTTTCTGCGGTTTCTTTTGGCACTATTTTTATAGGCACTACCATTACTGGCGCAGGAATACCAACAGGAACAATTATTACTGCCTTGGGTACTGGCACTGGTGGAGTTGGAACTTATATTTTAAGCGGTGGATCATTAACTCTTTCCTCAAGAACAATGTATGCACAGCAATTTACAGTATTGCCAGCCACAGATGGGGCTTTTGAGGGCGGTACTGTAGTTGATGTAAATGATAATTACTTTATTTACACTAGACCTGAAAGCCAGCAATTTGCCGTTTCTGATATTTTAAGCCCTATTACACAGCCATTGAGCTTTGGTAGTAAGTTTACTTCTCCTGATAATTTGGTATCTTTAATCGCCAACAATGGGCAATTATATTTATTGGGTGAAAAATCTACCGAAGTTTGGAATGACCAGGGAACATTTCCTTTGGCTTATCAACGGATTCCAGGAAGCTCTACCCAACAAGGTATCGTAGCTCCTTATTCAGTTGCTAGAGTTGGTTCTTCATTTGCTTATGTTTCGCAAAACATTCGTGGTTTAAATCAAATAGTATTAATGAATGGCTATACGCCACAGCGTATTTCTACTCATGCCGTTGAAAACACTCTTTTAGATCAATATACATCTGATGCAATAGCTTATACATATCAGCTAGAAGGCCATGAAGTCTATGTTGTGAGCTTTCCAACAATAGACATTACTTGGGCTTATGACTTTACTACTGGCTTATGGCATAAATGGCTTTGGACAGACGAAAATAATGTTTACCATCGCCATCGTAGTAATTGTGCGGCTGTTTTTCAAGGAATTGTAGTGGTAGGAGATTGGGAAAATGGCAACTTATATCAATTAGATCAGTCTTTTTACACAGACAATGGTAGTGAAATACGCAGACTGCGTAGAGCCCCTCATTTAGTTGCTGATTTGCAAAGGCAATATTTTGATGAATTGCAAATACAATTTCAGCCTGGAGTTGGAGTTGGAGGCTTTTCTAGAGATAGAAATATCTATTTAGGCAATCCTTACACAATTCCATTAAATGAGCCATTGACTTTAGAATTGCAAGAAATCTATGTTTTAGGCTATGCTGGTCAAATTAGGCCCAATGATGTGCTTTTTAATCCTAAAGCTATGTTGCGCTGGTCTAATGATGGCGGCTCTACCTGGTCTAAAGAATATTGGCAAGACATAGGCCAGCAAGGTAAATACCGACATCGCTCCATGTGGAGAAGATTGGGCATGGCTAGAGATAGAGTTTTTGAAGTGGTGGTAACTGATCCAATAAAGGCAGTCATTGTTTCTGCCAATTTAAAAGGCTCACAAGGAGATAATTAATGGCTGTTAATCAAATCTTTGCTGGAAATACTGGTAATCCTTTGCCCCAAACTGATTTTTTGGATGCTCCTCCTATTAATAGGCCAAGCAGAGCATGGATTCAGTTTTTCCTAAATATGATGAATAACACTTCTTCACCTACTGCAACAACAGGATCAGGCACTTTGCCAGCTAATCCTGTAGGTTTTATGAATGTGACTATTGAGGGTAAACCCTATAAAGTGCCATATTACAATCCATGATTACTTATAAAGTTGATGACTGGATGGAAAATTTGCCTAAATTTAAGGCAATTATTGAACATCATTATGAGGAAGTAGAAACATTAAAAGACTTTGGATTAGATATTGATTACGATACTTACGAAACTCTTTATGACAATAAAAAGCTAGTATTTATATCAGCAAAAGATGGTGATGAATTAGTTGGATATATTGTATTTTTTGTTATGCCACATTTGCATTACAAAAACTGTTTAACGGCCCATGAAGATTTGTATTTCCTTCAGCCTGAGTACAGAAAAGGTTTTAATGGCATCAGAATGTTTAGATTTGCACAAGAATATTTAAAAGGCATTGGAGTAGATTTAATCATATATGCTACTAAATTTGGCTATGATAATTCTAGTCTTTTTAAATATTTAGGCTGCAAGCCGCTAGATAAAGTATTTACTAAATTGTTGCAACAGCCGATAATTAGGCATTAGGAGAGATAAATGGGCGCAATAGCATCCGTCATTGGAAGTGTAGCTAACATAGCTGGCCTTGGACAAGGTAATAGACAGCAACAGCAAGGTTATGCTAATGCTAATAATATTATTAATCAGCAATATGGTAGAGCTGTAGATGCTATTAATGCTGGCTACAACAATGCACAAACTAATTTTAATAACCAATATACTGCGGCTGGACAGGCTCTCAGAGATGCTTATGGGGCTTCTACTGGTACTTTGCAAAATTATGCTGATGTTGGAAGAACTTCAAATAATGCGTTAGGCAACTTAATTAGTAGCGGTTACGGAACAAGGCAATTTTCTAATGCTGATTTAAATGCTCAATTAGCACCTAATTATGCATTTCAATTAGACCAGGGCCAAAGAAATGCGGCTGCAATGGCTAATCAAGCTGGCGGTCAATTAAGCGGTAATGCTTTGCAAGGCTTAAATACATTTACCCAAAACTTTGCTGCCAATGCTTATCAAAAAGCCTTTGAAAATTTCCAAAATCAAAGAAATAACATATTTGGCAATATTACAGGCGTATCGCAAATGGCGGCTGCCCCAACTACAGCTTTAGCAAATATACAAGCTGGTTATGGTTCTTCACAAGCTAATTTGTTAGGCAGTCAAGGTGCAAACTTGGCAAACATGAATATTGGTCAAGGTCAAAATGTGTCTAGTTTATATACTGGACAAGGCAATTTATTGGCTGGTAACGCTATTGATGCTGGTCAAAGGGCTGCTGAAAACACAGTAGCGCAATACAATCAAGGCGGTAGAGCAGGTAGCACTATTGTAGGTAATGCTCCAAATTTAGGCCAAGCAGGAACTAATATTGCATCATTTTTCAGGTTAGGATAAAAAATGGCTTTTCAATTTTCACCTAGCACAAGTGTATCTCCTCAGTCATTTAATGCGCCACAAGGCGGTCAATTAGGCAGGACAAGTGGCAACCTTTTGTCTACATTAGGTAATTTAACTACGATTGAATCACAACAACAAGCTTTAGACAAAGCAAGGGCTACTTTTGAATCTGATGTTGCAAGAGCAAAAGCCGAATCTGAAACATCCGAAATAGGCACAAAAAGAGCAAATGTTGCTTTAGGTGGTGAAACATTAGCACTTCAGCGCAGACAATTAGAATCTGCTGCACAGCAACAACAAAAATTATTTCAAAAGCCTAATTTAACTGCTGATGACATTATTCAATCAACTGTTCAACACGCTAAAGATTTTAATTTAAGCCCTGAAGCTGTTAGGCAAGCATTACAAGGTTTGCCTGAAAAGGGAACTACTAAAGATTATCAAGCTTATTTAGCTAGTAATTTAGCTGCTACATTATCTGCCCAAGCACAAATGGATAAGCTTTATCCTGCATCTACATTAACTAATGTAGGCGGTGCTATTGTTCCTACTGCTACAGGAAATCAAATTGTTACAGGCGTTGCGCCTGGCGCACAAACTGGTCAAGCAATACCCACAACCATTTCACCACAAGTATTTGCAAACCCAATTACAGGTCAGCCGCAAGTTATTGGTGCTGGCAGACCAGCAGGAAACCAGCCACAAATGGGTGTGCCATTAAATACTATGGGTATTTCAGGCGCAAATGTGCAACCACAAGTTCAGCCACAAGTTCAGCCACAAGTAAATGCTCTACAAAGAACTGGAAATGCACCAGTTTCAGATCAATTAACACAAGGCGCAAACGAATCTCCTGCTAACTTTAATGCTAGGGTTGCACAAACGCAAAATGCAGTTGTTAAAGCGCAAGATCAGTTTAATAATATTAATAGCGAATTTGGTCATATTCCAACTGTTAAAACAATTAATAGCAATATTCTTAATTTGCTTAAAGATCCAAAAGTTAATACTGGATCTGTTCAAAGTTATATTGCTGGAAAAATTAGACAAGAAAACTTGAGCGCACAAGAGCAAGAATTGGCTAAATATTTGGCTCAAAGAGTTCAAAATTTAACACCTAAATCTGATGCGGATGCTGATGCAAAGCGTAAAGCCTACGGCTCTTTAGAGCTTAAAAAAGAAGCATTAATGGATTTAATTCGTCAGGACAATGCTTGGGTAACAACTCAGGAATTGCAAGCCAAAGGTGTTTTAAACAATGGTGGCGATCCAACAAATCCTAGTTTTGGCAGGGTTGCCCAATTTAACAATCAATTTGCTAAATTAGCCCAAAATCCAGCTTTGATGAAATATGTGAGCATTGTTGGAGAAGGCCAAGGAAAAGTAAATTTAGATGCTGAAGATATTAAAGCTTTACAAAAAGACCTTGGATCTATGTCATTAAAACAACGCCAAGAGCTTGAACTTCAAAGGCAGACACTCCTAAAGCTGGTTAATGGAGGCAAATAATGGCAACTCAAGAATATGATATTAATGATTTATTAAAAAACATTAAATCATCAGGCGCAACAACTGGTGGTGTTAAAGAGTATGACATTAATACATTATTAGGTGAACTAAAGCCATATAAAGCTCCATCTCTTGCAGAAGGTGCTGGTGCAACGCCATCAAATGTATTAAAAGGTGCAGAGTTTTTTGCTAGAAATCCACTAGGCGCAAGGGCAATTAACAATCCATTTGTAAAAGATGTAGCTAAAGGTGTTGCTTCTGTGTTGGACACTACAGTAGGTTCTGTTTTGCCTTCTGTTGCTGGTTATGTAACACAAGCCGCTGTTAGACCATTTACAACGCCTGAAAGATCGGCTGAAATTGCACAAAATATATCAGGCGCAATAGACAAACCATTTGGCAAAGCTTTTGGCATTACACAAGATCCTGCTTATAAACAAGAAGCAACCCAGCGTTTAAACCAATTTATTGGTGAAAACATGGACAAAGGCGCAGATTGGATTGCAAAGCAAACTGGATTGCCAAAAGAAGATGTGGCTAATATGATGGCTAGTGCCACTATTTTTGGTGGTGCTAAAGCTTATCAGGCTGGCAAACCAATAATTAAAAATGCAATATCTGATGTGCAAAGCCAATTTGAGCAAGCAAGGGCTGGTTTAACTAGAGAGCCTGTGCAACCAGTTGCGGTTGGCGGTGCGCCTGGTACTGCACCAATTACACCTAAAGCAGTTGAGGTTCTTGATCCAGCTACAGGAAAGCCAGTAGTAATGGTTCAAGAAGCTCCTGCGCTTAATCCTGCATTAGCTCAAAAAGTAAACACCATTCAGCAAGCTGGCGGTACTGTAAACCCTGATGCGGTTGCAAGACAAAATAAAGCTTTGTCGGTAGATCCAAGATTACAGCTTACTGAAGGCCAAGCCTTACAAGATGCAAACCTTATTTCAATGGAAAGAAATGATAGGGGCATTAAAGAGCAGCTTGTTTCTAAGTTTAATGAACAAAATCAAATACTTAAAGAACGGGCAGAAATATATAAGAATGAATTTACGCCTGATGTAAAAGGTCTTTCTTATGTTGAAAACGCAACTAACGCCATTAATGCCGTTGATGATTTAATCAAGAAAAATGAAAATGCTGCAAAAGCAAAATATGACGATTTAAAAGCTTTGGGTGGCGGTAAATTAGAGTTAGACGGCAAATCTTTTGGCACAACGGCTAGACAGGCCCTTAGTGCAGAAGATATACAAGACTTTGTTCCAAGCCAAATTATGAAGCGTATTGATGATTATGCTGATGGCAAGAAACAAATGAATCTTAATCTGTTTGAAGGTTTAAGAACTCAAATTGCTAGAGAGTCAAGAAAAGCTGAAAGGGCTGGCGATGGCAATACAGTCTATGCTCTTAAAGTTGTACGAAATGAATTAGAGCAAATGCCTTTGGCAAATGAAGCTGGGGCTATTAAATCTGTTGCAGATGAAGCAAGAAGCTTATTTAAAGCCAATAGAGATTTAGAAGCTAATAATGCGTTCTATGGTCAAGCTAGTCGTGGCGGCCTAGATAGCAAAGACTTTGTACCAAAAGTGGCATTTAGGTCTAAAAATGATTACTTTGGTCAAGCAATGGAAGTTCTTAATAGAGATCCTGTTGCAAAGCAAAACTTTGCCCAAGGCACTATGGACTACATGATTCGTGAATCTACGGATGGTAGCGGCAATCTTAACCCAATGAAGATGGCTAATTTTATTGAAGATTTGCAATTAAATGGTAGGCTTGAGCCGTTATTTGGTAAAGAAAACTCTGCAAAATTATTGGATTACGCTGAAGTATCTAGGTTCACAAAATCTACGCCTGAAGGTTCATTTGTTAATTTCTCTAATACTGCACCAGCGGCGGCAAATCTTATTAGTCGATATGGTTCAGCGGCGGCTGAAGTTGCTGGAGCAAGCCTTAATATTCCTTTTGTTGGTGAAGCTGTTAGAACAGGCTCACAATTTATGGAAAAACGCAGGACTAGAAAACAGGCTGAAAAGGCTACAGAGTTTGGTGCTGGCGTGGAGCAAAACCAAAAAGGCACTAAAATTTCAGACATATTGAAGGAATAATTATGACAGTCTTACTATCGCCTATTGGCAACTCCATGACACCATTTATAGGGCCTGATACTTTGCCTTTGGCTGGTGGGCTGTTATATACATATCAAGCTGGATCAACAACTCCATTAGCAACCTATACAAACAACCAGGGAAATATTGCCTGTCCAAATCCTATTGTTTTAGGTGTCAATGGTATTGCTCCAACTGAAATTTGGCTTAGTAGCAATTATTCGTATAAATTTGTTTTGTCTACTGCTGCCAATGTAACTTTATACACTTATGACAATATTGCTGGAATACCATCTTCTGCAAGCCTAGTTAATGTGCCAAGCGGAGCAATTTTAGTATGGTCAGGAGCTATTACTGCCGTTCCTGCTGGTTATGTATTATGCAATGGAACAAATGGCACTCCAAACCTACAAGATAGCTTTGTAGTTGGATCAGGAAACACATTCTCAGTAAATGCAACAGGTGGTTTTGTTTCATCAGGAGTAATGACAAGTGCAGGATCTAATACACCTTTGTATTATTCTCTTGCTTACATAATGAAAACCTGATGGGGCTAATTATGGCTTTTGAGCTTGATCCTGTTAAATATGGCGTTCTTTGGAATACTGTAGAAAATAACGAAAAAAAATTAGAAGAAATGAATAAAAAGATGGACAAGATGGAAGCCCAACTTGACCAACTTGTAGCTCAGTCCAACAAACAAGCTGGTATAGCCTGGCTAGGAATTGCCATGTTAAGTGTTTTATCTACGATTGGCGGCTGGGCATTGAAATGGTTTACAGATAAATGAATATGCAAGACCTTCTCAAAGCAATCATACCCATTGTGGTTGTTTGCATGGGTTGGCTGTTAGGTCAAGTACATTCATTTCAAACTCGTTTAACGCAGATTGAAGGCAAAATGCCAGCGTTAATTACTAGCGAAGGCGTACCTACAGACAGCCCATTATCGGCAGAACGAAGGGCAAAAATGCGTGAGGAAATTTACAAAGAAATTCACGACCTTCATGTACGGCTGAAATTGCTAGAAGAAAGAGAAAAAATCAAGAAATGAAAGGCGAAAACTGGGTAAATGACAAATGGCGGCCAGCTATGGGCTGGATGTATATGGCTGTTTGTATATTTGACTTTATTTTTGCTCCTATTATTTGGAGTATGTTTCAAATTGCTGGTGATGGAAAAGTAGAAACACAATGGAAGCCTTTGACCCTTGAGGGTGCTGGCTTATTTCACATGGCTATGGGTGCTATTTTAGGTATTGCGGCATACGGCAGAACGCAAGAAAAAATTACTTCAATGGAAAAAGAACAATGAACTACATCTTATATCCGCTATATGTTGTTATTAATTTAATTGGAACTATTCTTACATTCCCATTGGCTTTTATTTTGGTTATTTTTAAAGAAGATAGAGAAGGCTGGAACTACAACGGAAGTGCCTGGGGCGTTGGCCCAAGATTGTTTAAGATCCTGTCATGGTTTCAAACGCCTGATAACAGCTTAAATGGCGATCATCCTTGGGAAGATAAGCACAGCCATTCTTGGTGGTCTAGGGTTCAATGGCTATGGCGTAACCCTTTCTATGGGTTTGCAGTCAAGTATTTACATGGCACAGACGGCATAAGTTACTTAGGTGACTTGAAGTGTAGTGAAACCAGCCCTGGATCAATTTATGTATATGGCAAAGGTCTATGGCAATTTGTGTTGTTTAGGCCTTTGTTTGGCAAAATGTTATACCTAAACTTTGGCTGGAATATTAAGGCTTTAGTTGATCCTGCTTTTATAAATGATCCTGTAAATGCAGCATTTATTGCAGACTATCCAGCTACTTTTGCGTTTAGTCCAAGGCTTGTGT